TCCATCTCAATACGCAGATTATATAATATTTCCTTATTATTATTAATAATCTTAAGTTCCGTTTCCTATTAATAATTAATCATGTTTATGTGAGAAATTGTAACCTATCAAAGCATTATACACTTATTTATATTTGGGCTCACAACATAATATTTATTGATATAATTCCCTACTTTCCTACCTACCAATAATACGTAATTCAGGACGTACAGATAATGCTGTTTGTAAACATTATACTGTATAAGGTCCAGGAGGTGGGGTTTATACCTAATTTAAAGATCCTGGTGCTATAGTATATTCTATAGTATAGTAAATATTCAGCTATAACACTGCAGCTGATGGTTATGCACCTTAGATTATAATACCTACAAAATCACTTGAAGTTTAACCAAATTCACCAGGTATAGTTCCATTATTGACATACACTAACCTATGACCATTAATATTTTAAAATGAAGTATATATTGCATACTCCCGATCACGAACATTGTCAAGTGAAACCAAAGCAGATGTACCTGTTCCAGGAGTTGTTGAATTACTCATACACGTTACCACTCTTCCTTAATTGTTCAATTATGAAACAATTGATTATAACTCAACGCTTGTAGCTGAAACACGTAGTTAAGAATATCCTCCATATCCATTTAGAGGACCAGCAATTGCACTTGCAGCTGGAGTTTAAGCTCCAGAATTTACATTTAAAGTACTATCATTATAGATATTTACGTATCCTGCAAATCCGGGTGTAGTATTAATTAGATCAGGGAAAATAACTACTATGGCATTACCGGCACTATTAGTTGTGACGGTAGTAGAGAAAACTCTCGAATAAATCCCTGTTTTAATAGATGATTATGAAGGTATCCTACAACTTTCTAATTCAGGAAACAATATAGACGATATAGCTTGAGTATTTACTCCATCAATATCTTTTACTTATGATGCGTATCTATCGTCCATTTAATCCCATAATAATTAACCTTTCATTGAAGAGTTATAAGTAAAATTATTATAACCTCCTTAATCATCATTCAAATCAATCCCCAATGTATCTTTGAAAATTTACCTTACTTTTTGTATAGGTTTGTAATCTTTAACTCGATTCCACAACATATTTAATAAATAAGGTGCTCCACTAGCTATTGCTGACATTAATTGGGGTGGTAGATCATCCATTAATATTTTATACATGATCTTTCTTTTTTCTTCTATTCCTGCATTCTAAAATTTTGAATCCAAATGAGCTGCAGTTTTTAATCCAATGAGTGACAGAATAGTGACTGGTTTATAGTTCCTAAAATGATCTTCAAAATTTTTAAACACATCTTTTTAACCCTAATTTTTCGTTAAGTTTATGTTTTTGTATTCTGGATTCCCAATGTTAAATTATTTTTTTATTTTATTAACATAATCCATATTTTTCATTTTTGCGTTTAACTACTAAACAGCCTTGTTCTAATCCCTCTCCAATTTTGATTCTTTTTTCTTTTTATACACGATTTTTTGCTTTTCCTATTTTTCAGACATACCTATAATTTTTACGTATGATCTTACACTCTGGTGAATTTTGCCCATAACCAATTGATCATTAGTTATTAACATTAAAAGATCATAAAGACTTAACTAGAGTCGATTATTTATTTCTGGTTCATATCGATAATGTTATTCGTCATTATCAACGAATTGATATTTTAACTTCTAGTTATATTTTTCTAGTAATTCTCTACTAGGTATAATATTTATAGGATCTAATATTTCCCATTTTTTGACTCTATACAGGAAAATGTCTTCAATCAATGTACTTAATTATTCTTATTTAAACCCCATATACATGGCCATCCCATGCAATATAGGATATTGTTGCATATTACTATTTTATTTAACGTAATAATGCTTGGTACTAAGTGATTTCTCCAGATCACGGATTAAAGTCCAATCATTGCTTTAACCATCAAAGAAACTCCACTTTGAACAAAAGTCAAAATCATACCAATAAGATATTTTTATCTCCTCGATAACTTATCCAATCCCTCGTTTATCTTAATCTTCCTTAGCTCGAGAAGTAGTGTTATATATCTAATTGTATAGTGCTTGACTATATCTAAATGATATTAAAATTGTTACATCGTCACCTGCGGCTGAAACAAAACATATTTTATTCTTTATCCAGGGTTCTTATACCCCAATAGCTTCCAAATCACACCATTTATAAACTAAACTCCGGAAAGTATTACCCATTGTAGTATGTATTGGGTCACCACTAAATGTAGTCCCGTCTAAGACATAATATAACCAATTTTCTCTTATATCAGAACTATATCTACCATTTTGTGACCAATCTCTGTTCCAAATACGTTGTATTTCTGCTGGCCACTCTTATTTATTATTAATTTCAGGGATGTTAATAAACATGATATTCTCATTATTGTTAATGTCTCTAATAATACATTACTTCATTATTTACAAGTCAACATCTTTGAAATATTAATTATGTGGTAGATGTTTAAATAATTCTTCTATCATACATGTCCACATTGGATTATCTACTATTTTTTGTAAATAACCGTGTTACGAAGAATCGAAAGCTGCAGAATCCATACTAATTGATTTGACGGTGCTCTAATCATTACCTTCCATAATATTACTCAATTATTCGAGAAACACCTCTTTCATTTATTTTTTCGAATACCCCTACATAAAACCGGGAAAAATTTATTTAATATTATCCCACAACATACTTTAAAGGAATGTTAACATTCCACATCCACTAGGAGCAGGAGTACAGACATTACGTGGTCGATCTTTTCTACCCTGCAAAAAACCTTTCTCATCTATTTTCAATTCGTCAGAATAGTATGTTTCTCCACTTTTAACCATTGTATCATATGATGATAAATAATTAGTGTTTGGGTTTTTCATTTATTTTAATATTGTGTCACGATATTTCTTCTTTTTCGAATCACTAAAAGTAGTTTTACTGTCTAACCAATCCCATGGGGATTATTGTGTAACATGTGACCAATCTAGTTTTGCTAAACTCTTTTCAAAGTGTGGCAACAATCTTCCCATTGTTTAGTACAATTATATAACATATTTCTCATCTTTTCTAGGCATGGAAGCAAATTGTCGATTATGGAGAGCATATATTTTATTTTAAACACATTTAGATGACCACTCATATTCTATTTACTTTGTTGAGAATTTTTTTAATATTTAAAATCCCGTTGGTGTGCACTTACAATTATTAGACATTGGTTATAACTTCTTCTTATATATGCTAACAGGTTCTGGATGGTTTTTAATCCATTTAATGATTAAATCTTTATTTATGTCAAAGTTTTCAGCATACTCCACTTTTTTCGATAATAATTGAGGATTAACATCATCTTTTCCCTTAATATCGCTTTCAGATATTGGTTTTGCATAATAATACTTAATATCCTCAGTATATTTATTATCTTTGTATGGTAAAACGTATGGTTTCTATACAACCAATTATTTCTATAATTAGTCTATTTCTTCTATATTTTACTTTTAGAAATCACATACGGGTATGTTCGTGAGAGCTTAATACAAACTCACACTTTTTGATATTGCCCCAAACATTCCTCGTTCAAATCCATCATTCTACGTTGTATAATAATAACGTTCTAAAGTAATTAAGGCTTAATCGCCAAATTTAATTTTAAAACTATTAATAAAATTTTTCCATGGGTTGTATTCAATAAGGGCATCATTAATAGTGGCGTTATGTTATTTTACTTTAGTTGATTTAAACAGTTATATAAAGTTCCACTAATTATTTATTTTAAAATTATCAAAAGTAGTCCTTCCGATGATAGATGACCATAACCTCAATTAAAACTCGTCTTGATTAACAGTGACGTTGTGGGTTCCTAATTTACTCGCGGTTTTTGGCTGATAATATCTTATTTATTGTTATATATTTACCAATTATGTCCCTACAGTTCCGAGATTGACAAAATAATTGTATAAGTAATCTGATTATACACTGCAATTAGATTATATTTATATAGGGGGTACCGTTATTTCGAGGAAGGGTGATTTATCACCTATTCTATAACATATAAACGAGAAGAAATGTTAATACCATCCATAATCAATAACTCTTGATTTACATGGAACGTCTACTAAACTGTGTTTATACACAGTTTCTTATCCTTATGTCTTCATATGTAAAATCGTTTTATACTTTCCCTAACTGACATCTTCATATTGATTACTAATGGAATATTACCCTTCTTTAAAAGGCAAATCATACAAACCAACAAATGGATAAAAATGACCACCAGCAACAAACAGATTACAATCAATACTCGGTTTCCACCCGTTCAAATAGTAATGAACATCTAAACATAATATACTGACTTTACATAATTTATTACGATGTAAGTCTTTAATTAATTCAAAATCACAGGTTTGTTCATATTCCTAAATCGTTCCTTAAAATGGTTCCCTAAATTCGGGCATTAAATGTCTAATAGAATCATGACAGTTTCGTGGTTAACGATAACTGTCTAAATTTTGTTCATAGTAAGCACGATCGTATTATTCTTGGTTTGGTCTAACAGGTATAAAAATAACACGTTTTTTGAACCAATCTTTAGCCCTTTCTACTAAATCATCATCTACCACATATTCGTCATCATCGTTTTTAGTGTACACGTCATAAACTTATTTAAAGAAATCGAAAAGAAGTGTTTTTAATTATTAAAATTTGCTTCCTAAGTCTATAATATAGTGAATAGTCTCATCATTCACATCGATCGGTGTCTTAAATATAATACTTAGACACATGTTTAGTGCTTCAATAATCATGAGATTAATGGAATATCTCATGCATGGGTGTCCACTACTTTAATTGCAACTCTTCTCTAATGTTTCTCTTGACACATCGAATCCGTACTTGTTTAGAATCAAAAGAAAATCTTTATTTAATGGACCCCGGGGCATTGCAACAATTTTTGTATGTCCTTTACTTCCAACCGTTCGCAAAGAAGGGTTTCCTTTTGTTGATTTTATCGGTAAAGTATTCGTTTATGTACTGTAAATTGATGCTATTAATTGTTACCCTAAATGTAATACAGCTGTTTCGAATACTCCGGTTATATTAAATTCTATACGGACAGTATTCATCATTCTTTTAATAATTTCCTTCATATTTACAATACACACCTTTTGCCGCTATTAAACATCTTGTTTGATTTTATTTATGTCTTCAGACCATATACGAAATTAAATGCGGGATTTTTCTTATATTTATTCAAAATTATTATTAATCCATTCGGTATCATAATCAGAAACGTATCTTTTAAAATTTTAGATAATTTTCGAACCCCTATTCTCGATTATATTTATCTCTTTCTCATTTTCCTATGTTTAAGATATTATTGGTCTTACCATTGTCAAGGAACTTGATTCTTGTATATCATATTCATTTTTTGAAAATATTGATTTAGTGGTATTTTAATTCTATTTTTAATAACCTTTAGATTAAACGGGTAGCGAGGCCAGGTTTTCAAAAAACAATTCAGTGCTTGGCATTTAGGATATCTCGGAATCTGATACATGTTAAGATGATTCCATAGATGAAACCGATGGTACGGAATTTCGTCTTTACACAACGTTAATAGATCCAACACTGTTATTAATACTTTGCAAATTAATGAATGAGACACATTCAACTTTACACTCTTCCATAGGTGTAATATTTTCCAATATTTCTAAATCGACTATATCAGTTGCGATTTTATTAATATTAGAATCAGTTTTTGATTCTAGTTAAACATCCTATATAGTTAATTACTATATAGCGATTTATTAATCGACAATATTTTAATTTTATTTTATTGCCGTGATAAAAGGGTCATCTTATTATATTTCACATAATTAAATTTCTTAATCTTGAACCCCGAAATTATATTCCACCTTTGGTTATTACACTACCTATATGTCCTACTATTATTTATTTATGTAAGTCTGTATGTTTGATGGAAAGATAAATGAATCTTCAATATTATTTTTGAAGTCATTATAAAGTATTTATTATGGAACGGGAATCACTTATTATTTTGGTTTAAGTATTATTACAGGCTTCATTAAGTCCTCAAAATCATCCCCATCCTGCATTATTTGTACACCAGCTTCCGCTAATGTTTTATTTTCAATAATTGGTTGATTAAATTCTTTATTAGATCTCTCATTTTATTATCTTATAGTATTCGGGTCATTCTTCTCGATTTTAGTTATCCAAGGATTAAACACTATATCATAGATTTAATTTTTTAATTTAACTTCAGGTATTATCTTATCCATTTAAATACTTGGTTTATATGACTATTGAGTGATCTCTGTACCATACTTGATTATTCTATCAAGTATTTTGTTTTTATAAGTGTTATAGATGTGTAGAGTTGGTTCCTTGAAATCATTCAATATCATTTTCTTCAACTTATAACTCATTGTACCACTATTCTAGTAAGCAGTTACTTGATTAACAATATTTTAATAGAACTGCATCAATAATCTATTTTTCATTCGTTAATACTAGATTTTTATACACCCTATATCCAGAAAAAGTTTCTATTTTGGAGTCATAATAGTTTAAACTTTAGTAAGTTTCTTTTCATTATCAGTAGAGAGGTGGTATCTTTCTTTGTTTAAATTAGTTAGCTCCAAATCATATTTAATCATATTATATTTATAATGGTTTATTTCATCCTTGCATTTCCAATAACGCATTGATATAAAGGTTTTTATTTTCAAGTCGAATTACTACGTTTTAGATATAACTGAATTGAAAATGTTTGTCAAGAAACCATCAGCTATTCTTTTGGAAAATTACCATTCTTTCCAATCTTTGTTATAGTAATCATATTTAAAATCCATAGCGTATCCTATGATAAAACGATGTAGGTAGAATATTTTCGGAGGATTTACTATTTTATCCTTTTCTAAAATATCATATTCAATATCTCTTCCACACATATTACTTGGTATAATACATTCTTCTATACCATTATGATATGTATAAGTTACATCTATACTATGTCTACGACGAATACCTGCCTTAACTTATGCATTATATCTGGTTGTTCTGTATTAGAGTAGTTCTTCTTTGCATATTTTGTGCCAGATTTACCGTTCACCTTCTATATATACAACATAGTCTTTCATTTTCTTGTTTAATAAATTATTAAATCTTTAAGTGGCACTTTTTAAAATAATTTAATCAACGTATAAATCATCTTCTATCTCTATTTAATCATGAATTGTAAAATTTTTATTTGAAACATCAAATTTATGGTTGTTAATCCATTATTTACATGATCTATTTTTTTTTATTTTTGCATTTAATATGCCCTCGTCATCAGACTCAGACAAGCTTTCGTCTAACACTTCTTTAATAGTTTACTTATTTATAAACGAATAATCATCATCTTATTACATACCGATGAAACTGATTTCCTTATTATACTAGAAATCTATATCTTGATCATAATTGAAGTCATCGGGTAAATTTATCATTCCTTCATTAATTAAATTCCTGAATTTATTAGTTGGATTATATTTCCATTAATCAACATTTAGCCCTACAGGGTTGTATTTTAGGGGTTCATATCTCCTATATTTGTGATCTTTATCACACAAAATTTTTGAATAACTGTGTAGTCCTACCTATGTCTCGGTTCTAACAGTCTTGTTATATTGAACGAATGGTTATTCTGTATAAGTGAGATCGGTTATTGCTCTACAAACTTCGTCCTTGTCAACAAAAACATAATCACAATTAGTTATTTGTTTGACCAATTCACGATATTTCTTATTATAGGTAAAATGAAATCCTGCATAATCGTGAACTAAATCTGTATCGATTTCTTTATGGATTACTTAAAACAATCCAGGGATAATACAATAAAGTATTCTTGATATTAGATTAACTTCTTCATAATCCCAATAATATTAGAGCTCGAATTCTTAACCATTGATTGATACGATAGGGATATCATTCTCTTTAGATACGTCAACGTAATATTTAACCTTATCACCATCGATAAATTTAAAGTATTTTTAAAATTCCTCAATTTCTTAACGCATTTTAGTCATACTTCTAACACTTTGAAACATTTTTATTCCTCTAAAATTATAACAAAATTATCCAGACATATATCCATAACATTCATGTAAATGTTTCGAATAACAAAATGGGAGCTAATCGGATAGTTAAATTGTGCCTATATCTATAAATGGTATGACATCGTCATATAATAAGTCCTCTTAATTTAATAAGCCCTCTAAACCTATCAAACTGAATGTAGGTTTAAAATCCGTGAAAAGGTTTGAAGGACCGATCTAATAATAACATTTATTTAAGTCATATATACTCCTTTTCTTATAATTCTCTTCAAAGTTTTTTATCATAAAATCTGCTGTCCAGGTCCCATACCTCCAAACGCCCTAATTATAAGACATAACCAATTTAAAGTCTGAGTTTGGAGTTTTGTTTAAATTTAATACACACCTTGGCTCACGAATCCTATATACATTTATGATAATGGATAATCTAGTGTTCTCATCGAGAAAGGAAACCAACTTTTCTGGAATTAAAATTTGTTAACCCCCAATTTACTATGTGTACGACTTATCATATTACATATAATACAGCAACTAATCGCCCCAAGGTTAACTTTCAAAGAAATACTTTAACATATGAACAATAAACAAATCGAGCATTTCTTCCTTATAAATCATCTTTTCGACTTTTTCACCCAATTAAGCATCACGATATATTGTTTAAGATGATGCACATAATGACACTTTATGACCATAGCACGATTCATTTGTTTTCTTTTTACGTTATATTATACCGTTTTCATCTATTTTCTCTTCTTAACGATCTTAAGCATCAATTAAATATTTAAAGAAATCAGCTTTGTCAAACTCGTCTTTCTTAACATTGGTTACGATTAATTATTAAACACTGTTATCGCTAAGCTTCTTCGGTTATTCTTTTCGTTATTTGTTTGGGTTTTATTTCTTCATTTATATGGATATATTACTTTTCTTTTATTATAAATTATTACCCAATTTCTTTACACACTTACCTTTAAACATCTATGGTTGAGTGTTTTATTTCTTTTCGATCTCTTTGGCAACAAATTTATCCTTAATTTATTTAAAAGATTACTCTTCCCCGATTTTCCCTTTAGTCCCCCGAAGCTTGTTTATTTAATAAGTTCTTTATTTTTAAAATTAATCTTTTTTTATTGTATTAATTTTTTCTAAGAATTACTCTTATGTTAATTAAACTCCTTCTTCTTTTAGTGATTACATTCCGAATAAACAATGGTTAAATGATTATTACCATTCCTTAGAGTAAGTAGTTGGTTCCTTAAACCAGTAATTGGGAAACATATTTTTGCAAAATTTTGACAATAATCTGATTTGACACTCAGAGTTAATAATCCATTAAGTTATTTACTCCTTATGATATATTTCTTTTTCAATTTCATTAATCCATTGCAAACATTTTAAATCATCACTACTATTCTTTGGTAAGCTAAATACAATACCCGGCATATATTATTATAAAGATAATCTTATGGATTTAAATATACTATTTCTATATTATTCCGTCATACGGTAATATTCGGATACCTCGGGAAGTTCATTTAAAACGACTTTTTCTTCTTTACTCTCGACTTATTAATGCTTTAATTAGTGTAAATCCAAATCTAACTTAAAGTCGCTCTTATTCTCGTATATTTTTATTCCACGTTTAATTTATTAATTTATTTTAATATTTTTATTAGTAGATCCCCGTTATTGCTTTTTAATGTCTATTTTCATTTACTTACTCTTTGATACTTTATTAGTTCTATTAGTATCCTTGAATTACTATGGTTATTATTGTTATTGAAAACACATATTTTCGTAGAATCTAAAATATTTAAATTTTCTTACCACAAAAGCACAGACGTGAAAAAGATTACCTTGTTATTTGATGGATAATAAACAAGGAACATTCGATTTAAAATTTTGCATATCTTATTAATTTTAAATATAAACCATTTTAATACCAAAATCAGCACACGATTATTAGACCTTATCATGACTTAAACATTCATCTTTATGGTATGCTTTTAATACATCTACATAACTAGTTATGTCAAAGTTTTCCTATTCTGAAAAATCAATAAGTTATAATAGAGAATTTATCATACAGAATCCTGAGGGTGGAACAACTATTTTACCATTCAAATGATCATAACAAAATTTATTATTTCTGTAAACTTTACCATATTCTCTAACACTATATTACTTAATAATATTATTTGTCCATTCTTATTAATTTGTTTCTTTTATTTTGTCTATTTGACATATTTCAGGTTCATATAAAATATATTCACAATCTTCAGGTTTAATCATCCCAATAACGTAATTGTCTTTTTAGAAAAACATGTTCATTTTCTTTTATCCATTATATTAAACCTTTATTGGGTACTAATTTATCTAGAATGATTACTCGTAATTTCTAAAGAAGAATTAAAAGAAGCAATCATTATCTGCTTACCACATTTATCTTTCATATCTCGTGTATTATAATGTTGCATATTAATTATCACATATGGATCCCATGGCGGCATAAAACAAAGGATGATCCGTAAAATACTATATATCTTTATTATTTTCATTATATTTAATATATAGTTATTCATTTAAATAATATTATTTTATTACTTTCTTCCTATCAATAGGTGCATATCTATCAAAGTTGACACTCTTTATGACAAAAGCTTCATCAAATAGACCTATACCAATTTAAGCATGTCCACTTCCGTCTTAATTTTAAACCAAAGCAATAATTGAAGTCGCTTTATTTTGGGTCTTTTAGGAATCGTTGAAAGTCTATCTATCTACTATTGCAAAGTTATGTAAAGGATAATTGTTAATTCTCTATGAGAAATAGTGTCCCAGACAATATTCATAACACTCATATCCGTTACTAGTTAAATTAATTGTCGTTGGGACCCTAATTATATTATACTTCTCTAATCCTTATTTTTAATATACTGCATATGGGGAGATTATATATGTCAAATTATCTGCGACAACTACCCGAACAGGTGATTGAGGATCATGTAGTAATTCAAAAGTCTTTTATTATCGACAATTCTCTATATTTACAGCTACAGACGCCTCATCGTCAATAACTTACGAATAACAGTAACGATCGTTAATATGAGTCCTAGATTTTGGCCCGTAAAACGGTTACTTATGGTTCTTTTTTGAATTAAAATATTATACTAATATTTAGTAAGGTGTAGCTTCTTCTCCATTATGGATGAATGCATATAATCCCTCCTTTACCATGTCATTTACGCCTGTACAATATCTAATACACTCCTCACTTAAGAATTGACTATATTTTTAGAAGTCAACCTTTTTATTTTAAATTATTAACAACTCTTCCATCATTTCCATATATAGATATCTATTAAAAGATACTTTCTTTATAGAGTTGTTACTATTATCGATTATTTAACAAACAGGAAACCTTACTTACAAGGGTTCCAGAATCGATTAATCATTGATATACCTAATATCATCATCACTTAATACTAAATCTTAACGTAATTATATTTATTTTTTAAAATATTTTTATTTTTTTATTATTAATTTTTCTTAAAGCATG